AGGCGAAGGTTTCGCATACAAAGGCCGAGGCCCGCTCCAACTCACCGGGAAGAACAACTACCGCGCATTCGGCAAGTACATTGATCGCGAACAGGAGATTTTGGACAATCCAGACCTTGTGGCTACTGAACTGGGCTTTGAAAGCGCCCTGTGGTTCTTCGACGCAAACAAGCTGTGGGGCATCTGCGATCAGGGCATCAATGACGCCTCGATCCTAGCACTGAGTTCCAGAATTAACGGCAGCAAAAATCCGCATGGGTTGGCTGACCGCAAACTGAAAACCAAGAAATATGCTTCTTGGTTGTAAGGAGAACGACTATGCTTAATTTGAAGAAACTCATCCAGAAGGAAGCCGAGAAGGCCATCCTCAAGAAGGCTGTGGGCAAGATCTTGCCAATGGACGCGGAAGCAAAGCCTGCCCTCGGCTGGAAAGCCAAGCTTGCGGGCGGGTTAGCGGTCGTTGCGACGATCGCCGGTCTGCTTTCACAGTACCTTGCTGGGTAATCAACAAATTCGCCGCGCCAGTCGCGGCGAAGGCTGTTATTCTAACTTAAATCTGTTATAGGGGCGTATTATGGCCACTGCGATGACGTTTACATCTCTAAAGCAGGACGTGCAGCGCTACCTTGAGCGTGGGGATACGCTTGCCTCCGACCCAATCGTCTTCGAGCAGATCCCGCGTCTGATCAACCTCGCCGAGCGTCGCATCGCCCGCGAGCTGAAGATCCAAGGCTTCATCAACGTCGTCACTGCGCAACTATCTGCGGGCAATCCCGTAGTGGCCAAGCCCGACAGGTGGCGCGACACCGTGTCGATGTTTATCGGCACCGGCGCAGACAACAACAGCCGCACGGCGCTGTACACGCGCAGCTACGATTATTTGCGCAGCTATTGGCCCGACGCCACCGAAACCGCGCAGCCGATATTCTACAGCGACTATGACTATAATCACTGGCTCGTCGCGCCGACACCCGACGTAGATTACCCAATCGAGATCCTGTACTACCAACTGCCGCCGCTCCTCGACGAGGAGGCGCAGACAAACTGGCTCACCGAAAACGCACCCGAAATCCTTCTGTATGCCACCCTCCTAGAGGCGACGCCATTCCTGAAGAACGACGAGCGCATCCCTGTATGGCAAAATATGTACGACCGTGCGGCTGGCATGTTGAATGGCGAAGACCTCGCCAAGATACTCGACCGCAGCGCCACTCGTAAGGAGGCTTAAAGATGTCTGGCAGTTTCACTCAAGTCTTCGGCGGCACGACGATATACCCCGCAGACGTTTCCTACCTCTCGCTGGCGCTCAACGCCGACATCGCGCTTAACTGGCCAGTTGGCGCAGGCGAGGGCGACAGCGTCGTCGCACGCATCATCGACATCACACCGACAGGGCCGTTCACCGTCACGCTTCCTGACGCGACTGCCGTCAGCGTCGGCCAGACAATCCTGTTCAACAACCTCGGCCCCGATACCATCACCATCGACAACGCCGCAGGCAACGCAATTCTGAGCATTGGCGCAGGCGAGCAGTGGCAGGCGTACCTCATTAACAACACCACCGTCGGCGGTATTTGGCGCACGTTCCGCTACGGCGCTGCCGTGGCGCAGGCACAAGCTGCGGCCCTCGCCGGTGCCGGTCTGATCGCAGACGGTTCGGAACTCGCACAGAATTACGAAGTCGTTGACTTCTCCATCACGCCCTACAGCCTCACGGCCCCTGACCGCGCTAAGATCTTTGTCTGGACCGGCGGCCTCGGCACGCTGAACTTGCCGACGGCCGTTGGCGCTGGCGACGGCTGGTTCGTGCAGGTCCGCAACGGCGGCCAAGGCGACTTGACCATCGACCCGTCTGGCACGGAGCTCATCAACGCGGCGTCCACGCTCCGCCTGCAGCCGGGCGACAGCGCCGTGGTCGTCAGCGACGGCATCCAGTGGTACACCATCGGCCTCGGACAGCAGGCCGTCTTCGCCTTTGACTACACGACCATCGCCGTCACCGGCGGCACGTACACGCTCTCTGGATCTGAGCTGAACCGTATCGCGTACAAGTTCAACGGCACGCTGACGTCCAACGCCAACATCGTCGTGCCCGCAACGGTCCAACAGTATTGGGTAAACAACGCCACGACTGGCGCGTTCACGCTCGGCATCAAGACCGCCAGCGGCGCGGCTACACTGGTTACTCAGGGCGAGACCGCGATCCTGTACTGCGACGGTACGGACATCATCTCGGCAACTACATCCGCGCCCTTCGCGGGCATCTTACCTGTATTGCAGGGCGGCACCGGCGCGAACAACCCAACCTCGGCGCGCACCAACTTGGGCGCGACGGGCATCGGCGCTGCGCTCTTCACTGCGGCAACCGCCGCAAGTGCGCGCTCAACCATCTCGGCGGCGGCCGCAGGTGCGAACTCCGACATCACGTCGATCACGGGCCTCACGACGGCCTTGACCGTCGCGCAGGGCGGCACAGGCTCCACGACTGCTGGCGGCGCACGCACGAACCTCGGCGCTGCGGCAAGCGGCTCGAACGCAGACATCACTGCGCTCACCAACGCGGCAGGTATCCAGATTGGCGCGCCCACGGCTGGCGCGCAGGGCGCGGGCACCCTCAACGCCACGGGCCTCTTCATCAACGGCGTCGGCGTCGGCACGGGTTCAGGCTCGGTTACCAGCGTCGCGCTGACAGTACCGTCCTTCCTGTCCGTAACTGGCTCGCCAGTCACGACGTCAGGCACGCTTGCCGTGTCGCTGTCGGGCACTGCTCTGCCTGTCGCCAACGGCGGAACGGGTCAAACTACGTACACCGACGGGCAGTTGCTCATCGGTAACAGCACAGGCAACACGCTCACGAAGGCGACCCTGACGGCTGGCTCGGGCATCAGCATCACGAACAGCGCGGGCGGCATCACCATCACGTCTACCGCTGGTGCTGGTACTGTAACGTCGGTGGCCGCGTCGGGCGGCACCACCGGCCTATCCTTCACCGGCTCGCCGGTCACAACCTCGGGCACGCTGACACTCGGCGGAACGCTCGCGATAGCGTCTGGGGGCACTGGCGCGACCAGTGCCTCCGGCGCACGCCTCACGCTCGGCGCGGCAGCCGCAGGTGCGAACGCCGACATCACCTCTCTCACGGGCTTGACCACCGCGCTCACTGTCGCGCAGGGCGGCACCGGTGTCGCGACTGCGCCCACAAACGGCCAGCTTCTGATCGGCAACGGCACAGGCTACAACCTCTCGACCCTCAGTGCGGGTTCCGGTATCGTTGTCACGAACAGCGCGGGCGGTATCACCATATCGTCCACAGCTGGCGGCGGCTCCGTAACGTCAGTAGACGTCAGCGGCGGTACGACAGGCCTGACCACTTCCGGCGGACCTGTCACCGGCGCGGGCACCATCACCCTCGCGGGCACACTCGCCATCGCCAACGGCGGTACAGGGTCCACTACTGCGTCTGGCGCACGCTCTGCACTCGACGTCCCCTCGAGCACTGGATCTGGCGCGAGTGGGACGTGGGGCATCAGCGTCACAGGAAACGCGGGCACCGCCACGAATGGCGTCGTCACAACGGGCTCGTACGCAGATCCGGCTTGGATAACATCACTCGCGGGCTCAAAGATCACGGGTAACATAGGCGGCAGCGCCGCCAACGTCACCGGCACGGTCGCTATCGCCAACGGCGGTACTGGCGCGACTACGGCAGCCCTCGCACGCACCGCACTCGATGTGCCGACGCGCACCGGCGGCGACGCCAGCGGGACGTGGGCAATTAACGTCAGCGGTAACGCAGCGACGGCGACGAACGGCGTCGTGACGAGTGGCTCCTACTCCAACCCGACGTGGATCACGGCACTCGCTGGCACGAAGATAACTGGCGACATTAGCGGTAACGCAGCCAACGTCACAGGCACTGTGGCCGTAACCAACGGCGGCACCGGCCAGACGACGTACACCAACGGGCAGCTGCTCATCGGGAACAGCACTGGCAATACACTCGCGAAGGCGACGCTTACTGCCGGTTCTGGCATCAGCATCTCCAACGGCGCT